GTGTCCCGGCCGTGCCGCCAGCCAGAGTGCGGAATGCCGCATGGCGTGTCTCTTGATTTGTCGCCATTACACGCTCCAGGAGCCATCAGGGACATAAATTCCGGTCAAATAACCGCCGCCCGCCATGTTAAGAATACGCCGACCACCGGCCCGCGCTGTTTCGTTCGCGATCTTCTGCTCGTAGGATCGGAAGTCCTCGGAATAGTCCAGCCCGTTCTTTTTCTTGAACCGCCAGACAACGCCGAGCTGCATCAGGTTTTCGTCTAGGACGCCAACATCCGTGTCAGCCGCCCAAGCACTCTGCCCGGTGCCGGCGCTCGACGCGCAGAAGTTCACGGTCTGATATTCAAACCGCCAATCGTTGCCCGCCGCTGGGGCTGGATAGGCGTACAGATTGCCCGCACTGATTCGGTAACCGGCATATGGTCCGGTCGTCACGCGAGCCTTGACGAATTGCCATTCCTGCGGGGACAGCGGACCCGTCACCGGCTGCGTTAGCGTCCGGTCCCAGAACGACTGATTGATGATGTAGCCAAAGCCCGGCGCAATCGTCGTGATAACGCCCTGCAACTCAGCCGCAAGGGTCGTGTGCGATGCCTCAAGCTGTGTGGCGGGCCATGCGAACCGCTCCAGCAACTCCTGACCCTCGGTCTGTGCAAGCGCCAGCAGCGTCCGCACATTGCCGTCAGTGGACGCAATGACGGTCGTGGAGCGGACCAGCCCAATCGTGTCCTGCGCGCCGTTGATAAGGGTAAGGAGTGACATGGCTTATGCGGCCTTCTGTTTGGCGGGCCGTCCGCGCCGCTTGGGTGCGTCTTCAGCCTCGGCCTGTTCCAGAAGCCCCGCGATCTGATCGTCGCGCTTCTCAAGCGCCTCGCGCAACGCTTCCATCTCGACCTTGAGCGCAGCGACTTCCTCGCTGTTTTTGTTCGTGTCGGCAGAGTCGATGTAGGCAATCGCCTTGTCTTTCAGCGCAACCGCGCCCATGCCCAGCTTGCGGATCGTGTCCGCGTCGGCATTCGCCAAATCCTCGACCGTGCGAACATGAACGCCCTGACACATCTTCAACTGCGCCGGGGTCACACCCGGCCAGTTCTTCAGGTCAATGCCGTTTACAGGAGCCTCACGGCCTTCCTTCCACGCATCATAGGCGCGGACGGCGAACGGGGACGGCGGCTTGCGATCCGTGCCGTTCTTCCATTCGTTCAGCAGTTCCGGCGTAACAAACTTGTCCACAACAAGGCTTCCGCCCGGCATAGTGATGACAGCAACTTCAGCATCCAGAAACACCGGATGCCCTGACTTCATCGAAGCGCTCCGGTCTTCCTCTGGCCGCAATTCAAACGAAACATGAAAGCCATGCGTCTCAGGTGTCAGCATATCAACCATTGGTGGCCTTTCTTGTGGTGAAAAGGGAAAGGGAGGGGCGAGCCGAAGCCCGCCCCAACCAAACTAGGCAGCGAGAGCGTCGTCCATAAACGGACGCTGAATCTCGAAGTATGCCTGACCTGTTGCGGGTGTGTCGACTGCCGACGCGCCCTTGGCAAGCTTCACACGGTCCCCGGCGACAACGGCATCGTCAACGCTGCCCGCAGTAGCGGTTGCATAGACGTTTGCATTGTCAGCAAAGCCCGTCAGAGCAAGGCCAACAGCCTTACCGCTGATCTGATACCAGCCATACTGGCTGGCAACATTGGCGGACATTGCCGTCGCGACCGGGCCGATGGCGTTCGCAGCCAGAAGCGCGGTCGAGTTGTCGGATGCGTTGTACGTCACCCAAGAACCAACGGCGGTTGCCGCGAGACCCTGAAGATATACAAACTCACCCGCGCCGAGAGTGGCGTCAACCGCTTGGACAATAAGGCCCAAGGGATTGAGTTGAGTCGTCGAAGTGTCAGCAATGGGCTGCGCGCCAACGATAGGGTTCGTGATTTCGTAAGCCATGATTAGGCTCCTTTCTGTGTTGGCGCAAAACTACGCTTTGAGGACGCCCTGGAGGGAACGGTTCGAGACGGTCATGTTGCCCTGCCAGATGATCGGCAGAACCTGTGAGTCCTGGTTGACCGACCATTTCTCATGCACTTCCGTCCAGTTCGCATCACGATGCGCGCACAGACCGATATAGTCCGTGTTCAGGAAATACATATGCGCGTCAGGCATACCGGCAGCGGTCGAATCGTAGACCACATCCGCACCCTTGTACTTAAGGGCCGTCGCACCCGCACCAATATCGGTGGTGTTGGTGTAACGCTTGAGGCTGGTCTGGCTGTTGTCGAAATACGTGAAATACGTATCATCGGCCACAATCAGGTCAGGCATGTCGTTGTTGCGCGTCAGATTCAGCCACAACGGAAGCATGAGGCTCTCGATGGTGGTTGCACTCGGCGTAATTGCACCGCCGCCCTGAAGGGGAGCAGCCGCCGACTGAACGATGTTCTTCCAGAACGTGTAGGTGCCGGAAACGATGCCGCCAACCGTGCCTGTACCCGCGTCAGAGACAAGAGCCTGAAGGCCGTTGATCTGATTGGCAGTCGTCCCGTCCGAATACATATCGGTCGAGAAGTTGTTGCCTGCGGTACGCATGGCGTTCTTCAGCTTGTTCTTGACGAGCTTGATAACGCCCTCTTTGCCGCTGTTCTGGCGAATTTCCAGACCGGAGGCGACCACGTTAATAGCGATCTGCTTCCACGGGAAGTTCGCAGCGGTGAAGACTTCCGACTGCGACACGTCGAGCGTGTCATAACCGGAATAACGCTGGTACGTGCCGTTCTCGGTATAGTCGAGCGGCACCTGGATTTCCCAGCCGCCGCCAACAAGGTCAACGCGCCCTTTTTCGGTCAGACGCTGGTGAAGCGCCGTGTGGTTTGTGACGTTATCGGCAAGGTACTTGTCCTTGAAGTGCCGATAGGTGATTGCACTGATCTCGGTAAACGAGCTATTGGGGGAAGCCATCGGACTCCTCCTTTCATGGTTAAGCCGTCATGCGCTCTTCCACAAGGCCACCGATGAATTCATCCACACTCGTAGCGCCCGCCTTACCGGCAGGCCGCGCTCCACTTTGGCGCACGTTCGATCCAGCGGCCTTCTTGGCCTTGGCCGCACGGGCCTTTGCCATCGCCAGCTTGTCAACCTCGGCCTTGGCCGCTCGCGCAGCCTCCACCTTGGCAGAAACGCCCTCATTCGCCGCGACCGCCATCTTGTAGGCTTTCGCGAGAAGGTCGGCGTTCGACAAACTCGGATCGTTTTGACGCAATGCCGCAACAACCGGGATCATCTCGTTCTCGACTTCCGAATAAAACTCATTCGCTTCCGCGAACTTCGCCACATCGGAACCAATAACGGATTCAGCCTGTCGCTGTGCCTGCGCTTGCTGTTGTGTAAGAAAACTCTCGAAGCCCTGCATTTTCGCTTGCATGGCAGCTAGTTGAGGATCGGCGGGCGTATTCGGCCTGCCGGATTCTGTGAGGGCTGACAAAGGAATCTGCCGCTGATCGAACAGGTACTTAACGAAGCCAATAGGGTCCGAGTTTGCAAAGTCAGAGAGGGCGAATAGCTGGCCGACTGCGGTGCCATCATCCATTCCGTCCATTGCAAGCTGCTGACGCCGGGGCGCAAGCACCTGGTCTAACTTGTCCAGCGACTTAGACTTATCTGCCAAGTCCATAGTCTTTTGTGTGAAAGCGGCTTCCTGCTCCTTCGCACGATCCGCAAGCCATTTCTGACTTTCGGGTGGAAGTGCGGCAAACGCCTCACGGTCTTTTGCAGACATCGACTGCGGAGCAGCGACGGTCGGACTATCGCCCGGTTCGCTGGCTTCCTCGGCCTCATCTGCGGAATCTTCTGTCGGATCGTCAGTGTCGCTGGTGGCCTCAACCGGCTCCGCGTCCTGATCGTCCGTTCCTGTCTCCGCGTCCACGACGGCAGCGATATCGTCCTCGCTAATGTCGGTCCCGCCTTCGACTGCTTCCCCGGCCTCAAGCTGATCGAAAGCCGAGTCCATAAAGTCATTGATATCTTCGGAGGAAGCGTCTGCGGGTGCGGCTTGTTCAGCCATAATGTCTCTCCGTCTTGCTTTTCAGCGTGGGCTTGGCGCGTTTCACAACGGGCTTTTGAAACAATATTACTTAAAATACTCGTTTCCGACACTTTCTGCAATAGCATCTATTGCGGCATCGCGATTTCTGTGATCGGCCTCAATCATCTCGCGCCCGCGCCGGGCGTTGTCTTCCTTCTCGCCGGGTTCCAGGATGCGGCAGTCGTTGCGCTTCAGGTTCTCGGCGTGGGCAGCGCGGCCCTCAATCATATTGCCGGTGATAGGACACTCATACGGGGTGTAATCTCCGCTCACGCGGGGCGTGGGTAAATCTGCACGATTGACGGAAACAGGGCGCACCGTGCGAACGACAGGCCGCGAATTCCAAACGATACCCGCAAAGTTTTCTTTGTACAGGCTCATCTATTCCACCGTATCGAATCCAACAATGTCGCCCATATCGTCGCGCACGACTACTTTCGGGGCGTCAATGGCGGCTGCAATGGTACGAAGCAGTTCCACGGCCTCGTCACCGGCCTGCGCGGCGTTTGTGTCGTCCCTAGATATCATCGCCTTCGCAATATCGGCTTGGCGGTCAAGCGCGGCCTGTTCTGCATCAAACGCCATCTTCTCCCGCGCCATCATCGTGTCGTATTCCCACTGCATCTGCGGGTTGGGGGTAGCCGGGGCGGGCTTCTGAGCCTCGTATTCCTTCAACGCCAGTTCACGCTCTTTCAGGCCGTAGTCAGCTTGCGCCTTTTGCCCGTCCATCTGCGTGCGCTGCGCCTCGGCGCTCTTGTCAGCCTTCAGCGCCTCGTTCTCTTGCATAAGGGCTTGGCCCTCCGCCTGCATCGCCTGCATTTGCTCCTGCATCTGCTGGTGCATCTGCTGCATCTGCGGGTCCATCTGGCCCTCGCCGCCTTCGCCTTCCTCTTCCTCGCCAATCATATCCAGCGCGTCCTCGACCTCACGGCCCATCTTGAACTTGCGAACGGAAGTCATAAGCAGCGCCTTGGCGGCGTCAAGCGGCAGATAGCCAGCCTCGACAGCCGGGCCTGCGTTCTGAATGAACGACGATATGCCGGTGAGCAGCTCAGTGATGTTTTTTTGCTCCTGTGCTTGGTCGCCTGCAATCGTCGAATCTGTCTCGATGTCAATGCGATATGCGCGCTGCTGGTCGTCCCGAAGGATTTGCAGGCACTCGTCCCATGTGGGGGATTCGAGAATCTCCTTGACCTCATCGGGGATGGGCTGTTGGCCCATCTGCGCCTGTTGGGCATACATCTGCGCCTGCGCCTTTTCTTCCGCAGTCGGCAGTTGCACATCGGTCATGATCTGCATGGTTTCAGGGCTGAATTGCTCTGCGATGATTTCAGCAGCCATCCGAACCAAGTCGCGGGCGTATCGCTGCACCTCGCGGCGCATGTCGTCCAGGCGCATCGTCCCAAACTGCGCCTTTAGCTGCTGTGCGCCTAATGTCTCGGATGCGGCAGACGATCCGCGCATAATGTCGGCAATGCCCGTGATTTCAAAGATGATGGTTTTTACGGCTTCGCGCTGCGTGTACAGGTGAACCAGAACGCCAGCGATCTTCTCAATCGGCCACACCCATATGGCCTTGTCCAATCCGCCAGCCTGCATCAACGGCAGAACGCTTGTCGCTGGCACAAGCTGCGTCTCGGCAGAGTCCATGATGTTCGCCATCTCGGAAATCGTGCTGTCATAGATGCCGCGCACCTTGCAGGCGTCGATCACGCCAGAAATGCGGCGCGTCAGCACGTCCAGTTCGTCGGCTTGATCCTCGTAGTACCGGAACGGCTCGACAGGGATCAAGCTGTCCGTGTACTCGACAGCATACAGCGGACGCGGGATCGGCCAGAAATCTTTCAGCGTCAGCGGGTCTTCAACCGTCTTGCACGGGCGCTCCGCAAGGCCGGGACACATGAAAACAACCTCGCGCTTTTTCTTGTCCCATATCTCCCAAACGATGGCCCGCTTGAACGTATCGCTCACCGGGTCGCCCTTGTCCTCGCCGTCAACGCCGTCAGCGCCAGACGGGGAGTAATCAAGGGGGATGTCCTTCCATGTGTCGGGGAAGTTTTCTTCGAGTTCGTCCTGGTCGAACGTGTGGCGGAAGGCGATCCACTGCACCTCATCCCAAATCCGTCCCGGTCCACGCCGGAAGTCGGACCAGTTCACATGCTCCCAGCAAACTTCTTCGCGCTCCAGCACATCGACTTCTTCGCCACCCTCGGCTGCGTCGATTTCTTCCTGCTTGCCGAATGCCGCCTTGTACTGCACCCGCGTGACGCCACGGCCAGAAAGCTGCGAATCCTTGACGGCAAGTTTCATGTAGTCGTCAAAGTTCTCCTCATCCATCGTGAACGAAAGTGCGCGCTCCATCACGTCAGCGATGTTCTTGCCTGTCTCGTCGGCGTCACGATAGCGGCGGCGCACGTCTGGCTTGGGAGCCTGATTGTACAGCGCCGGGCAGATCGTCTGAATGTTGGAGTATAGGATGTTAAAGCGGTTTTGCGACTGATAGCGGCCAACGGTGGTGGTGTTGCCCCTGTTCTCGCTCTCGTCGCGATAACGCGCGTTTACGTTGCGGGCGCGGTCACGCCAGAACTTCTCGTCCTTCGACGACAGGTCCAATTCCATCATCCATCGACGAACGACGCCTTCCGGGCCTTCGCCTGCGTCTTCGGGGGTCTCTAGTCCGCCCGCTTGGGCCGTCGCCGCGTCACTCATGCGTGGTCATCCATCATAGGGATACGGCGCATCTCTGCGCGGTTACTTAATAACTACACGAACTCGTGCGTCTGCACAACATGGTTTAATCGTATTTGTGCCGCTTCTTTTTCACCGAGTCGAGAAGGTCGTTCATCGTCATCGTGGACCGGCCACCGATTACGATCCTGGGGTCGGTCAATTTCTTCTCAACGGCCTTCGGCATGATAGAGCAATTCACGGCAAACTCGCCAAGCGCGTCAGCGCCGTGACTGTTCTCGTCGTGCGCCGGGGCCGTGTAGGTCTGCATCGCATCGTTCCACTTTCGGTGATACCGATTGATGCGCTTGATGCCGTGCCTCACCCGCTGCGTATCGTTGAATCTGAATTGAGGGAATAGCGCACGAACGGCGTTGATCCGCTCGATCGGCCCAACAGCCACGCCCTTGTTGATTGGCTTCAGCCCCCACTCTTGCGCCGTCTGATAGCGTGTCTTTGCCCCCCGTCCCCATTCCCTCACCATGATATCGTGCGGCATGTAATGCGTGCCGTAGGTGAACGCTTCCTCTCGGCCCATCTCGGTCAGACCCGCCGCAGTCAGCAATGGGTCCGGGTTCAACTCGGGGAATGTGTCGTTCACCACGTCCTCAAGCCCGCCATTCGACAGCTCGTAATAGTCTAGGATGCGCGCTTCCAAGCCGTCCTCCTGGATAAACCAAACTGCCGTGTAGTCATCGACGCCGATGTCCCATGCCGTGTGGACTGGTAGATGCGGCAGATACGGGAAATAGCCAACGTGGCCGTCCTGCTCGGCCTTGAGCATGTGGCGTGCGTAGTAGCTGCCTTCCGTGATGATCTGATAGCCGCCGTTCCAAACGTGTTCAGCCATCTCCGGGTCGTCCTGATAATCGTCCTCCATCTCCATCTTGAGGACTTCAGGAAACCACGGATTGTCATTGTGGTTCACCTCAACGCTAATCATGCCGCGCCGCTTGCTGCCGCCGCGAAAGAACACGTCAACCGCGTCGGTGTCGTGGCGGGGGTTCCAGCTAAACCAGAGTTCCGACGCTTCCTTTCGGATTGTAGGCCGCAGGAGCTTGAGCGAGTGGGCGGATAGCGTCTGCGCTTCCTCGACCCATGCGATGTCAAAATCCTCAAGGCTTTTAATGTTCTCGGCGTTGTAGGACTGCATCCCACGGAAGACGATCAGCGACCCGTTTGGGCCTGCTATCTCCCGGTCTGTCACATTGAAGAATCCGCCAAGGCCGAATTTCTGTATCTTATCGACGAGAAGCTGGCGGACGGAATCCTTGATCGTCACCTGGACCTCACGGATACAGGCCGCTCGGGTCTTGCGGCTGTAGCATGTGAGGATGAGAAGCTCTGCGAAGAAGTGCGACTTCGTGCCGCCTCGACCGCCATACGCGCCTTTGTAGCGATTGGGCGGCAGAAGCGCCTTTAATTTCTGGGAGCAGTCTACAGTAAGTTTACTCAACGCCGCGCCACTCGATCACCGTGACCGTTTCCCCGGTGTTTTCCTGCACGTTGGTCTCTTTCCAGCCCATCTGGGTCTTCGCCCAGAAGATAGCCGCCGAAGTGTCGCCGTTCATAACCTTGTTGAACAGCGTCCCGCCAACCTTGGCGTTCGCCAGTATCTTACTCTCGCGGATTTCCTTCTTGAAATGCTTGGCAAGCGTGTCCGCATCGATGCCGTCGCGGATCACCATAGCAATCTGCTCTTGCGGTATGCCGACAGCCACCATTTGGCCGACCTGCTTGCGCTCGTCGTCGGTTGGCTTAAACGGTGGACGGCCCGTTGGTTTACCCGTTGGTTTACGCGGCATCTGCTTCCAATCCCTTTTCTAATACCGAAAAAGACTTACCATTTGCCTCTAGCGTAGCATCTTTCCCGGTAAATTCACACCACCGCTTTACGATCACGTCGCAGTATTTGGGTTCGAGTTCCATAAGCCTGTCTCTTAT